TGAAAAGCGTGTTTCCAGCTCTCATTACTCTAAAGTTGGGATCAGTTTTGACCAATTTAGCCATGGCATTATGGACACGAGCTGGGTCTTGACGAGAACCTTGTAAGCTCTTTTCCAGTATTTGTATGGGTTCCATTCTTGCCATTACTGCACCTTTAAAGCCTGGGCTATTTGTTGGTGAATGTCTTGATGCACACCAATCCAATCGTAAAAGTCTTCTTCTACGTTCCAATCCGCATCTAACAATTGAAAAGGGTTGGCAAGGTTAAGTATCTTTGCCAAAGATTCGTGCATCTGATTGTGGATTAGCAACCAATCATCTAAGTTGTCTGGGTTTGCCTCTTCTATGGGGTAGAAAGGCGTAGCCACACCCACTCTGTTTAGCGTTTGCCAAAACAATCTGTGTTGTTGAAAGTTTTCGAACACAAGCCTTCCCAGACCTTCTTTGTCTCCAAACTCAACATAGGCTAAGTCGTTCTGATTCATGATTACACCGCATAGTAAGGCACTTTTACAACCGTACCGTTAAGATCAACACTCATAAATCCTAAAGGTTGGAGAGGCAAACTAGCAGTACCATAAGTGGCAGTAGAGGCAACAGTAGCTGCATGATTAGTGCTGGTGACATTGATGGTTCCAGAATTGATAGTCACATTAGCCATTGTTACATTACCCAAACTGGCTACGGTGCTACCTAATGCAATTGCGGTGTTGCCTATAGTAACTGAATTGTTTTGCAACTGGCTATTGGTAATACCTGATAATGTTCCACCTAAAGTCAAATTACCTGACGTGGTGACATTACCTGTTAATGTAATTCCATTGACAGAACCATTACCCTGTACTTGTGTAACTGTTCCGTTAGTGCCACCAGATGCACTAATGGTGACGTTTCCTGTTAGCGCACCACCTCCTGTCAACCCAGTGCCAGCAATGATGTAAACAGTATTTGGCACAGCACCAGTAACATTTGCAACAGGAATATTGGGTTGAGCAGTGACATTAGATGTACCGTTGGCAAACATATAACCACTGGCTGTGGTCACCGCAATGTTGGCAAAAGACTCAGTAGTACCGCCTAATACTTTTTCCCAAACTGTGCCATTAAAGATAGCCCAGTCACCTACAGACCAAGATGAAATGCCATCTAACGTAGTTGTTCCAGCAACGGAAACAACATAATAATTGTTTTTAGTACCTGTGCCAGAGACAAGAGTAGGCGTGTTTGTATTGGCATTCCATGTGCCTTGATACGATAACTGCCCCGTTGTTCCACCGCCACTAGATACTGTCTTTAACATGATTAGTCCCCATCCCCAGGAGTAATGTAAATCGTTGCTGTGCTTGACGTTGCATTAGCCGTAAAGTACGCATTAGGCGCAAATGTGATAATTTCATCTGTTCCTGGCAACAAAGGCAAACAATTGCCTTGTGTGGTAGTTGGTATGACTCCACCAGCTGCTGCAATAGCAGATGTTTGACCAAACCCTAAAGCAACAACAACAGAACCAGAATTGATGATTCTGTACTGGTTGCTACCAAGTGTATTGGAAGGCACTTGCACAGGTGCGGGTGCAGTAGTAGACGCTGTAATGACTACAGTGTTACCAGAAGGGGCAAAAGGTGCGGATACAGACATTATTTTGCTCCTGTTGGATCAGTAGGCCAGTCAAAAGTCCAAGGAAATCCTGTTTCCTTAGTCAAATCTCTCAATGCTTGTCGATATGTAGCCCATGCTGCTTTATCAACTGGTGCATCTGCCACTTGTGTCCAATCGCATTTTGCCAATTTGTCATCACGTTGGGCACGAACAGATGTAGCTTGCGTTGCATCCATTTGTGCTTGATAAGCAGCTTGATGTTGGGCAGCAGTTGTGGTCACACCATCTTCTGTTGTATCTGTAAACACAGGCCCAGCAATGAATGATGTGTACCATTGACCATTTTCTTCAACCACACCATTAGGAACTGCAATTTGATAAGGAGGTGTCAGAGTGGGTTGTGGGCCATCAAACACAACGTCAGCCCCCAATTCATTGAGAATTTCTGTTGTGGTCTGACCCCATGATGGGCCACCGCTTTGTTGTATGTGTTGCCTAAAGGCTTCCTCATACATCACTTGTCCGCTTTGTCTGATTCTGATTTGCATGATTTGTCCTTATGCGATTGCTAAGAAAATATATGAACCACCATTGGTATTTATTGGCGATGTTGATGTTAATGTAAATCCACCACTAGATGCGTAAGTGCCATGATTTCCTGTTACTTGTGCATTAGCACTATCCCAAGTGTAATAAGGGCTACTAGTTGATGTAAGTCCATTTACGCTATCCCAACAAAACCAATCATCCGTTGTATCTGTTCTTTTTCCTAAAATAAATCTTGCTCCACTAGCACCAAAATTACAATTAATTGTTTGTGTTCCATTTATACCTGTATATGAGCCAACAAAAGAAACACCAGGACAAGTTGCAAATAAATAAGCAACATAGTTATACCCAGTTCCATTTATGTTGTTATTATTACCAACCGTAAACACGGTAGATGTTGGATTTGTATTGTTCCAAAAAACACTATTTACCGAAGACGCTGCATTTGTATTTAATTTAAGATAACTAGTTCCAGTTAATGTTTTGTTATAAACAGGCCAATAAGACCCATTGAAAGTTCTATTTTTAACAAAAATAAATTCTGGTGCTACTGTTAAATTATGTTTAATTGTTGTTCCAGATGTTGAATTACCTGAATAACAAACAATATCAAAAAATCCAGGCGCTCTACCAAAGTTCCAAAATGTTTGTCCAGAACTATCATAAGCCCCACTATCTACTAATCCAGTATTGTTATCAAAAAATAAACCACTAACAGCACCTTCAATACCTGCAAGATTAGTATATACAATTGGATTAGATTCTGTTGGTGATGTACTAGTACCACCACCTCTTAATCTATCTATAACACCTCTATCTGAACCTGATGGACTTGCATTTATAGATAAATCAACAGGAAATCCAGTAGTTATTGTTTGTGGATTTGATGAATTTGGTTCTACATTAGGACTAAAAACACTTGTCCCAATAGTAGGCACTGCCATTGGGCCTCTGCGTATGGCTATGTAAATATAAGGGCCACCCGTTGCAAAACCAACTGCATTGAATCCTGTTGCATTTATTGAACAGAGTGCGGTTGATCCAAAATTACCTTCAGCAGAAGAAACATCTGGTATTAAATAAGGCACATATTGACCAGATGCGGTAAGTCCACGCATATTGTCCATAATATACCAATCAACCGAATTACCAACATCTTTAATTAACAACCATTGTGGCTCCCAACCCAATGTAACTGATGAACCTTGAGCAAAAGACCCACAACTAATAATATCTTGCGTTCCATTTGGACCAAAACCACCTGTGCCACCCGCACCAAATATAAATGCCGTATATATGCTTCCTGAAGCATTTGTATCTGCACTTGATCCTACTGTAAAAACAGATGATGTTGGTGCGGTGCTATTCCAAAGTGTTGTATCAGATGATTGAGCATTACTTAAATTTAATTGAATTCCATAAGATGCTGATGTTAAATTTTGATGATAAACCTGCCAATTACTTGTTCCAGCTTTTTTTACAATAATACAACCAGGAACTGAACCTAATTTGTGTGCAATATTTTTTGTTGTTCCATTGCCGCTATATGAAACCACATCAAAAAAATATTTTTTTTGCCCAAACACCCAAGACACATATTTTTGGTTGTTTGTATTTGTTATTGAACTATTGCCTAACGTATATCCTGTTGTAGATAATCCTGACGGGTAATTAAAATCAAGAGTGTAAGATGAATTATTATTTGATGAATAATATGTTTGGAAATCATAAGTTGAATCAGTAATTGCATGATTTGATGTTGAACCTCTGTTTTTGGTCCACATCATCCAATTATTAGATACTGAATTAAAATTCATATTGATGCCATTAGTAATGGTTTGTGTACCACCATTACCCTTATAACAATATGTTGAAAAAACTTGTTCTACATAAACAGGCACAATCGGCTTACTACCACTACCATAAGCATCTTGCGTTACATTACCTGAAGTTTGTTGAAGTGGCATTGCTAATCCTTATTTGTATTGTGTAAGACTTGCCAAAACCGTATATGTGGCACTTCCTGTTTTAATAACAGCATAACGATAAACATCATTTCCACTTGCATTACCAGCACTTGGCGCACCATTAACCCAAACTGGTGTTACCGATGCTCCATCAATGGTTACGGCATTGTTGTAATAAGCGGTTGAACTTTGTGTTGTAATCAAAGTAAACGTAATAGACTGTCCTGTTGACAAGGCTGTGTTGAGAGACGTGCCTGAGCTAAATGCAATGTTTAACGTCCAGTTGTTGGCAGCAGATGTTGTGTAATATTGAACCGAACCACTTTGAATGTAAAAGTTTGTTGTGCTTGATGGTGCTGATCCAACTACGTTAACGGTTTCAGCAGAATCCAATAAGACAGCACCTAGAATACTAGATGTGCCATTAAACGTTTGTGTACCTGTCCAAGTGTTATTGGTAGACAAAGACACACTAGCAGCTGGAGCTTGTGACAACCAAGCTGTACCATTACTAACAAGCACGTTTCCAGATGTGCCTACAGATGTTAATCCTGTACCACCTTCAGCTGGTGTAATGGCAGAAGAAACACTTTGAATTGTTACGTTGGCTAAAGTTAAATTGCCAATAGAAGAAACTGTACTACCTAAAGCAGCTGTTGTATTTCCAATAACAATATTGTTGCTAGATAAATTTGCAGAAGGAATAGTTCCACTTGTAATAGTAACATTGGTTAAAGTGAGGTTTCCAATGGTTGCAACCGTATTACCCAATTGAGCAGACACGTTACCAATCGTGATAGGTGTTGCAAAGTTATTGTCTAGCTGAGACAAAGGTATCGCAGCTGTAGCATTTCCAAACGTGTAATAAACTGCCATTTTAGAACCTCACTCTTAATTCATGTTCAAACTCAAACGTGTTAACGATGAACGCTGGCGAACTGCTGGTCATGGTTAACCCTAAATACTTACCGTACTGTTCTGCGTCTGATTTGTACAACGCATATCCTTGTGAAGATGTCCAAATTATCGTCTTAGACGAATTATTTGTCCAACCTATTGTTTGCAAAACATTATTTATCCAAGTTATTTCATTGGATAAAACATATTGTGGGCTAGACCCATTTTCCGAGTCTACTGTGACATCAAAAATACCACCTTGCGACAATGTAGCTTCAACCGCAAATTTCAATGCTTGTTTTGTCCGTATGGGGTCACCCATGTCTTGCAAAGCAGTTTGTATGTAACTATTGATGGGGCTAATTGAATCACTATACAATTGTTTTAATACTTTATTAGTATCTGTAGCGTACAAATTAACTGTGCCATTAAAAGGCACAGACGTGATATACGATAAAGCTCCCTGGCTGGTAACAAACCATTTTTTCTCAAAGAACACGCACTGTATGTACCGTGATCCACCAGAACCAAACGGGAAAGAACTGTTTACATAGAAGTTAAATACCGCACACAAAATGTTGTTGAGCAGTGCTTGACCAGCCGTTACAGGTTTGCTGAAATCTATGTAAGGGAAAATACCATCTAACGGGTCTGAAATTTTGGTTGTTGTAGAACCGACCAGGGCATAAATACCATAGTCGTTCATAAACAAAACGGACCTGAAATACGGGAATATGGCGTATATCCGCTTAGTACCAATAGATGCACTGACGTTGGTGTTGGTGAACACCGTAGCCCCCGTAGAGGTCACCTGAAGGTCAGAAAACACGTTGATACTGTCATCGCCAAACACATACAAGAAGTTATTGGCTGATAACAAGCCTTGAATGTTACCGTGTAACGTACTATCTGTAATATTGAACGCCACAGCAGATACAGACGTAAAATCTGTGGGGCTTGTAGAGGCAGATGCGTACACTGTGCGCCCAGCTGCTACCCAAACACGACCGCTAAAAGTGGCTACATCCACAATTTTGTTGGTATTTATGGTTGCGCTGATGTTTGCGCCTGATCCAGTACCACCAGAAATGCTCACAGCTGGAGCTGAAGTGTATCCAGAGCCTGGATTGTTCATCACCACTTCTGTGATCACATTACCGCTAATAATGGCAGTTGCATTTGCATTTGTACCGCCTCCACCAGTAATGGTGACCGCCAGATTGCCATAAGGTCCATACCCAGAGCCCCCATTATTGACTTGGATGGACACTGTACCCGTGGCAAAAGTCACGAGTTGGGCTATGGCGTTGGCATTTGTGCCCCCACCGCCTGATATGGTCACACTAGGTTGATTGATGTATCCACTACCCGCATTTGTGAGGGTAATTGAGTTAACAATGCCTGTGGATAAAGTTGCATTGGCAGTTGCACTAGAACCACCACCCCCAGAAATGGTCACAGACGGGGGGTTGAGATAACCAGAACCAGGTGAAACCACAGAAATGGCAACCACATTGCCACCAGAAATAGTAGCTGCACCGACAGCTGTGTTTCCACCCTGTACATCAGGTGTACTAATAATGACTTTGGGCACAGACGTATAGCCTGAACCCGTATTGGTCATTTGGATGCTTAAAACACCGCCAGAACCAGAGGTGATGCTAGAAACAGCCGTTGCTTGCACCCCGTTGGCATTATCTGGGGGAGAAATGGTGACGTTAGGGGCAGATGTGTAATTGATGCCAGGGTTTGTAATTGCAATCAAGCCTACAGACCCAACGGGAATCAAACTTGTGCCATTCCAATCATACAAACCTTTGGTTGGGTCACCAATGAAAAGGTCCGTGTTTTGGTACTGAGCAGCTGCTACACCCGTGTTTGATAAAGTTCCAGCACTTGCAATGGTTACCATCGCATTGCCTTGTAAGTCATATCCCTGTGCACTGCCGTCTGACTCAAAAGCAACAACATAATCGTCTTTGATGTTGGCAGAATAAAGAGCTGTGACATTACTGGTAAACACCACGCTATTGCCAGCGTTGCTGACGTTAGAGCTGGTGGGAATAATGCGCATATTGCCAGCCCCAATAGGCATGGCATTTTCTATCCAGTAAAACTCATCTTTATCAATAGCGGTCCTATTGGCCTTGGTGTCAAGACCTTTAAAGTTCTTAATGACCGCATAAGATTTCTTTTGTTCTGCGGAGGCCATGATCAACCTCCAGAACTATAAGGATCAGGAATTCTTCTAGTAAACGTGCTGTTAAGTACGTTCAGAATGTGTTTGTCGTATTGTTGTTTGAAAATTTCAGACTCACCGTAAGATTGTTCGTAAAACTTGGCTTTGTACGCTGCATAGTATTGCACAGCCGTTGAATACGGATCAATGATGTTATCAACAGTATTTGGACTGCTCAATGACAAAGGATTGGGCAATATGTTGGTATCTACTTCAATGTAGTATTGCTGATCTGGGATGGGGGCAATGTAGATTTGTTGTTGACCGTACACTGAAAAGCAAACGGGTCTACCCACATAGTTTTGCCAGTACCGCAACTGCGCTGTGAAATTAGACCAGGGCAAATAGCGAAGAGGTATCCGAGAATTGCCCCAGTAAAGGTTAATGTTGACAATATCGTAGACATTTAACTGTTGAGGTAATGAGTTAAAGTTGATGATCTCAGCGGGTCCTACATACTGCAACATGGCTGTGCCATCTGCAAAAGGCGTGGTAGGAGGGAAAGGATTGGTTCCCGTAGGATATGCGGGGGCTGAACTACCAGATGTGCCACTTTGAGTGTACACATAGGTATAAATGTTAGAAAACACATACTGACCAGCGGTAACAGCTGTGTTACCTTGCCATAACGTGGGAGAAACACCAGTGCTAGTGCTGGTGTTGTACGCTAGGGGAGCGGTTGTAGTTTGAAGGGTTCTTAGGCAACCAGTGTCTCGGACAGTTCTTTCCCTGGCCTCGTTGATGTACGTTGTTAACTGGTTTTGCGTCCAGAAAACATTGTTAACATCATGCAACAGGTTCTCAACTTGAGACAGGTAATCATTGAGGGTTGCCATTCGAGGTCCATGGTTAAGCTACCCGCTTAATAGAGGACTTTCCCCCAGCGGACTTGTTGATCCGCAAGGGTATTGCTCCTACAGCCGAGGGTAACGAGCTGTTTTGTACTGGCGGTTCGTTTGTTATGACGAACTGCTCTAAGATTTTAAGTCCTTCTTCCAGTTCGCTGTGGAGTTTTATCCATCCATGGCGAACCAGCACAAATTCTTTGTCTTCACAGCCAAATCCAAAAAGCTGACGAGCAGCACCTTCTGGAATTTCTACTGTGACGTTTTTTTCAAAGTTATAGAGAACACCATCCCAACCAATGGTCAGGGGGGTGTCTCCATAATTGGTTACAAATACATTCATTTAGAACGTCACAACGTCACCGTACACCTGGAAGGATACGGTATTGCTGTTACCAGAAACTGTGGTCACATTCACATAAAGTGCTTGTGTCAAGTTGCCAGTAATGGCTGTTGTTGTTGAATAAGGCGTTGCAATGGTCAAATCTTGGTATCTACCAGCAGCAGTGATGTTACTCAAAGCCACGTTAGCCACTACTGCATTGCTGGCATTGCCATCATTGCTAGTTGTAATGGTAACGTAGGCTGAAGAAACAGAACCAGAAGGGTTGTTTACCGTGATTCTTCTAGGAATGACTCCACCTGAACCCACAGCAGAACCTGAGTTTGTGAGGCCACCACTCAACAAAGGAATGGTAGCGACAGCATTACCCAAGGTTGCCATGGATACAACTTGAGCTGAACCAATGCGACCATATCCAAATGAGTCTAAATAATACTGACTGACTGAATCTGGATTAGACATGGTTCATTCCTTATGATGCGTTGTATGTGCCAGACACGTTCTGTCCCCCGTCAACAGTCAACAAAGTAACTGTAGCGTTGGTAACAGAAGAGTTAGCAAACACGTTAACACCGTCAGAGAAAATCATGCCACCAGTGTTGTTAGCCAACACGGTAGATACCGCAGTGATGTTACCGTTTGTGTTAACTGCTGATGTGGCCTGGATGGTCACGTTGGCAGTGGGGAACACAATGTAAACACCAGCGGGAATGACGTTACCAACTGTTGTTGCGGGTGTCGTAGTGAGCTGGAAATACGCACCTGGCGTATTGGCAACTGCACTGGCAAGGATAATTTTATTAAGAGCTAATGCCATTTCAAATTCTCCTTATAGTGACAAGTAGTTGTAGCCAGTGATCTTAGACATTGACTTGGGCTTGACAGACACCAATTCAGCAATCATAAGAACAGCACCGACATAACCGATTTGCCAGTTGGGAAGAGTGGACTCAAACCCTGTAAACACAAATGAACCTTGCTCGTGGATATACAAGCTCAAGTAGTTGGTGTTCAGGAAGTACACTGTACCTTCTGGGCAATATGGATCGGGATAGATTGGCACACCAGCAACCATCAAAGCTCTGAATGCAGCTTGAGGGCCGTTGTTGTCACCGTCAAAGCCTGATCCAGGTGTGATGACGTATTGCTCTTGACCAACAAAGTCTTGAGCCAACAAAGTCCAAGTACCAAATCCGCAAACACCGAATGAGGGCATTTCTGCACCTTTTTTCACTGTTCCAGAGATGTATTGGAGAATGTTTTGTCTTGTGGGGTTTACGTTACCAGCGTTGTAAACCTTGGACTGCCACCATGTGTATGTGGAACGGTTGATGTTACCGTAAGTCGTTTGGTAAGCAGCACCACCAGTACCATCATCCACAGCAGCGGGCAAACCGATGAACTGTTGATTGTTTGTGGTGTTGTTGTACAAAGCTGTTGCCATCGCATCCATCATCACGTTGGTCGCATCGTTCATGCGGGCCTCGATCAAAGGAATGATAGCAGCGTCTTGTTGAGCCACACCTTCCATACCGAGGAACGGTACGGGAGAGATCATCAACTTGAGGTCGTACTCGGCATTGTAAGCACCTTGTTGGACTGACGGCTGGGCAAAAGAGCCAGAGTAGTCAGACCATTGAGCGTTCACAAATTGTGCGCCTTGGACGGGAACGGTTACAGAAGATACACCACCGCTGGCTTGTTGACTGTTAGCAATCAACGCTGCCATGAGAGGCGTAGAGTTATACAGTTGTACAACCAGTTTGGGGATGAACGCACGTCTTGTAACGTAAGTTAATTCCGTAAACTGACTTGACCCTGTTTGAGGCAGAATACCGCCACCAATAGCCATAGTTAGCTCCTTAAAGACGGGCATTTCTGCCCAAACAAATGATTACCCTCTTTTACAAACCAATAGGCCGTTGAGGTTTACGCAAATCTGCGAAAGCCCTAACAGCCTCTTGCTGCGCTGCACCTCTTGGGTCCTTCCAATACTTGCCAAGATCAAACTGGCGAATAGCGGATGGATTGTATCCAGAAGGTGTAGGTTTAGCAGCTTGTTTCATCCAGTTGTGATACTCGGCTGCTGTCTCGTGGTCAGCAATCTTTTTCTCCAACATGAGTTTTTCAATTTCAGGCACATCTGCCTCACTAGCAAGACCTTTTTTAACAAGTTCTTGTCTGCGTTTTTCCAAATTCTCAACAGCCTCTCTTTGCTGGAACTTGGCTTTAAGGGCCTCATTCTCAGCTCTCATTTGACTAAGAGCATTGTTGGTGTTGTCCTCAATTTCCAATTCAGGAACAGTGAGTCCAGGACGAATCTTTTTGGTCAAACGCAAAATGTCTTTGCGAGTCTCAGGCGTTTCTGCTAACTGAGACATCAAAGCAGCAAGTTCATCTCGTTGCTCTGGGGACATATTTTCTAGTGAAGCCATTTTGTTACCCTCTTACCTTTGTTAAATAACTTTTTTGCCGTCACCAGGCTTCTCAACTTTCATGCCTGTTGTAGCTGCTTTGTTTGCGCTAGACAAGCCACCAAATTGTGAATAGCGAGGTGTGTTAATGACAACGCCATTTTTCTGGTTGTTGTCAGTAGGTCTACGAGGTTGTGAAGCACCTCTGGGTTTAAATAAGTCCATGATAACTCCTTACATTGGGGGGGGCATACCGCCACCAGGAGGTGGAGGTGGGGGTGGAGGCATTCCACCACCAGGTGGTGTCATACCAGGAAGTGGTCCAGCAGCCATGGCTTTACCTTCAGGGGTAGCACCACCAGCTTGAGGGAGAGATTGCAACATCTGAATGATTTCAGATTGTTGAAGTTCGTTGGTTTTGTTTTTGCGTGGTCCAAGAATTTTGTTCAGAGTAGAAATGGCAGACAGGATTGACTTGCCTTCTTCTGTGTTGGACCCAATAGATGCGAGAGACTGCTCAAGCAAGTCTTGAGCCATCCCGAGATTGATCATTGATGCTTCTTTAGAACCCATCTTAGGTTCTGGCGTTGACATCGGTGCGCCCATGGGAGGAGTTTCAGCATCGGGTGTAGGTTGGGGCAAACCAGATGTTGCGGGAATAGGAGTCCCAGCGGACCTTGGTCCACCCATCAATTCCATCAGTTTGTCTTGAGGTACACTCATTTAAATCTCCTTACCCGTGTTTGTAACCATTTAATCACCTGTTGTCAAGTGAGGTGGGAGGTATTTAGCGACATACCCCCCAATGTCGGTTCATCCTTGCGGATTACTTACGCTTATGTTTACGTCCACGTTTCATGGTGAGCCTCCTGATAAGCGGTTTCTCATCAAGGGGAGAAACCATACCCTTCTTCCTTTGCAAAGAAGTCTTAACGTCTTGTCTTGCGGTGTTTTCTGCCGTATTTCATGGTGTACTCCTGTTTAAGTTCTTGCATAACTACGCTGGGTTCTTCCCCCAGACGAGTTTTTAACACCAGTTTGACGGTATGTCAAACCTGGACCTGAAGTTTGTTTTTTCAGGGTTTCTGAACTCACTCTTGGCTGGTCTGCTTTAGATTGAACTTGTGGACCGCCAATATTTTTAGTAGCCATCATTCACCTTCTTTCTTAGGACCTTTGTGTTCTGGTTTACCTTTTGAGGGTGGAGGAGATGGGGGTTTCCCACCTTGCTGTGCCTCCAATTTCTTGAGCCTATCCAACAACTCTTCTTTCATGGGGGGTTCGATCAACTCAATCAAAGACTTTTTGTCAATAGCACCAGCCTTGAACAAGTTGAAAGCCATTTGGCGGTTGTCTTCCATGAAGATGGGAGAGTTGGAGTGAGCGTCCACTTTCACTGTAAAGTTTTTGGTGAACTGCTCGGCTATAAATGTATTGCCTTCTGTGTCTTTGAACCGTGTATCGTCATACATTTGCATGGCTTTGAGATACAAGGTAGCCATTTTTTCTAACGAGTCCTCAATGATGAGGGCACGTTTTTTGGTACGACTAGAGCCAAGTCGGGCCAGCTGGCTTGCATGACCAGCCGACCGTACCCCAGCTTCGCCCTTACCCGACAAAACATTACCGATGCCTGATGCCTCTTCAAACATGGCATCAACTTCACGAATTTCTGTGAATAGATCAGGTGGCATATTGGGAGCCATCTTCTCTACTTTTGCGTTGGGCATATCTGTGGATAACAAACCGCCCGCACGATTAAGCGCAAAATTCTTTTCATCCAAAATGCCCGTGAATCCAATCAAGGCCGTGGGAGGAGACACTTGCTTGGACAATATGTCTAAGATTTCAGTCATGCGTCTGTTGCGCAGCTGCTGCAAGTAGATCAGGCGTTGAACTTCAGAACCACCCCAGAAGTAATCGTAAAGTGGGTTGGGACAGACTTGAATGAAAGGCAACTCACCCTTCATGAACAACTCTTCACCTGGGCGGTCATAAATGATCACGTCAGGATCAGCTTTGGTTACAACTCTGTAATCTCTTTCATCATCGTCCCAGACATAAAGTTCAGTCATCTCGACTGTCTCTTCTGCCACTTCCGCTTTGTAGCGGTTACCACCTGACAAGTCTAGATTGACGTTACCGTAAATGGTGGGGTTGGATTGGGAAATGATGATGCGTTCTAGGCCGTTTGCAATTTCAGTTCTCTCGTGTGGCATAGACCCAACACGAGCAACAATGGCCTCCCTGTTGGGATGCGAGTAGAGGCGGGCATACAAGTCACTCTTGGTGATGTAGTATTTTTGAATGATGGCCTCTTGCCTGTCTGCGTAAGTCAAGTCTTCACGCAAGACTCCCATCGTAGACGGTTCAACCATGTAAGGCTGAACAGTGCCATTCATCATGACCAGTTTGACAAAAGTTGTACCGTAGGCAAGTGACCAAGTGACCGCAGAAGAAAATACTTGATCAGCGTTGGTATTTAGCCACTCATCGTTGAGTGCTTTTGTCAGGACTGGAACTTTGTGATGTTCGCCTGGGGGGACAGATGCCCCCAGATTGATGCTGAACCTCGTAGTCTCGGCTGAATATAAAAACGAGGTGAGTTGATCAATGTGGGGGAAAATTTTATTGTACAGAGCTGGGGCTTCGTCAGGCCCGTTACCAAAAAGATACCAATTGCGCAGACCCGCATAGTCAACCTTGCGGGCGTTTAAAGACACCTCACACTTGTAGATGACTTCACGGAAAAAGATTTCTCTCTCTAGCGCATTCTTGGGTATCTTCATGTTTTAACTTTCAAACCCTCATGGTCTACCATTGTGCCTGGACCAGCTTTGGGGGGCGTAAATGTACCTATGTCTTTGGGCATGATGCTCACAGACTCATCTCTTACAGACTTAAATTGCCCACCCATAACGGACTTGAGGTTGATATTACCACCATTCCCCCATAGAACGCTATCCCCTGGACGTGCCTCTTTGGGTTGCATACCCGCAATTTTCTCGTTGGTGGTCTTGATTGCCTCTGTAGCCTCTGCAAATTGCTTGTCAGAGAGCTTATTTTTGCGTTTTAGGTAACCAGTTTGGTGTTCACCTTCTTTTGTGGACTTGATGTCCGTCATATCAAACTCTAAAGCCAATTGTTTGACGTTTTTGTCCGTTTTCTTGGTATTTGCGGACACAAGACCCACTGGTTGAAGAAAAACGACCGATAACTCGGCATTACAGCCTTTCATCGGGCATTTTGGCTCCCAAGCCTCAAAAATACCGTGAGATTGACAAAAATAGTCTTTTAACACTGCCATATTACCCCCTTATGTTAAGTTTTAGACAAAATATTGTTCATTTGACTGTAGTCATGCCTATTTCTAGGCCCCAATACTACTTTGGGTTGCCCGCTGGACATATCAATCTTCATGTGTGGAAAGAATGGAGTCTTTGGGTCTTTCTTGAATTCTACAAATCGGGTTTGATCTCTGCGCTGCATGACCCTTACACCGCCCTCTTTCCAGACCTTGTAAGCCTTGTTGACCCGCTTTTGGATGTATTCAGTGAGTGGTTGTTTGTCATAGATGAACACATCGTAAAAATGTTCCATGTTCACCCCCGCTAATTCGGCAAACAACTTGATAGAAATGCCCCGATCCTTGTCTAGGTAGAACCGTTTCATCTCAATCTTGAGCTGATCTTTACTGAGTGGTTGCATTCTTGCCTCCGTATACCCCAATCATCTTGAGATAGTTACTCACATTTTTACCCACAGCGATCTGTTCGGGGGTGTATTCATCTTGTTTGGTGGACATGGCCTTTGTCAAGCGTTGTGCAATGAGTCTAGGCTGGACTTGTTCAGCCCATGCAATGGTTGCTAAAGCAGATGCAATCACTCTATCGTCTTTGCCACGGCCTGGTGCGCCAATGAACCCGTCTTCACGAACAATGCCTTTCATTTCTTCTAAGGTGTCCATGCTGTAGATGCCCATCATGCCCCTCTCAAAGTAATCTTTCATGTAAGAAAGCATCCGTTCTTTAGAAGAACTGGTGGTCACAAATCCGATGGAACTAGAGAGGCCACCCATGTTGTCTAGTCTGCGCCAGATGTAGTTGGACATACTTCCCAGCACGTCCATCAAACCCCGACCAGCCCCGCCTTCCATGGCGGCTGCTAGGCGTTTAAGGTTGCGCAGTTCGTTGATGACTGCCTGACCTGGGCCGTTGACCTCTAGGTTAAGCGTACTATTCTTGTAGGCCCCCGCCAAGTGGGCAATGACCCATGCAAATTGGTAGGTGTTGAGTTCGCTGGTTGCAAACTCTGCGACCTGGTCAAGACCATCAGCATAGACTCGATACACCTGGATGCAGAATCGGTCTGCCCAATCTGAACTTCCGTAAGCTGGGTCTGCACCAATAACGTAGTAGGCGGTGTCAACGGGCTGTTGCCAGATTCGCAAAGTGGCGAGTCTGTCTGTACTTTTGAGGACTTCTGTATCCTGGAAGAGTTGACCAAAAGCATACCTGTAACATTCATAATCCAGTCCTTTTGCATATTTAGCTGCATCTGTGCACCGTGAGTTTGAAAAGAAAGAAGTACCCGTCATTACAAAAGCGTAATCCTCGGTGGGTGGAAACTCTTGGTACATCAAGGTTTCGTCCTTGATGCCCTCGTACATCTTCCATCTCCACCAAGCCATTTGCCGAGAGTTGATTTCAACCCCGTATAGTTTTTTGATTTCCTTGACCCATTCCTTTTCTTCAGGCTTGAGTTTGCCGTCCCAGTAAACTTTGTATTCTTTGGACTCAGCGTCTACAGAGTAATACTCGTTTCTCCACCAGCCACAGAAGATAGCCCGTTGTGTACGGGCTTTCTTGGCGGTCTTGTACATATCATGGAACATATTGAATCCTTGGGCGGTGGATTCAAACATATAGAGTCGTTCAGGGTTCTTCTCAGCTAGTGAGGCAATCAGCGAGGCAAGTCCTTCTTCGTTACCCCAACTGGCGGTTTCAGTACCGTGAAGATAAGTGATGGCCTTACCTTGGCCCAAGCGAGACTTATTACCAGCGATTTGATAAAAAATCCTTGACCTGTTTTTAAGGACCATTTGATTTCTATTGTGCGCCACCAAGGGTATCTTGTACTCTTTGGGCAAGCCATCAATGTACATTCCAAGCGTAGACCTAAACATATCTCTGTTTTCTTCAGTGTCTGCCACAAGGGTTCCTTGCCACCCAGGATGCGTGAACTGCCAATAAAGATCAAGGGCCAGCGACACCGTTGTGATGCCGAGTTGACGTCCTTTAAGAATAACAAAGAAATGGACATCTTGTTCTAGCCCTTTTTGTATCTCTTCCATCACATACATTTGAGTGCCCAGAAGTCGACCCATCTTTTTCAGGCCTTCTTCCTTTGTCTCAATCTTCAGTTCTGCACAGAACTTGTAGAACTGTTGTAGGTTGAATTTCATAGAGGCGTTCTGCAAGGTTTCATGTTCTCAGGCTTGAATACGCCTGTGCGTATACCCTTACAGACGTTGTAAAACAGCTCTGCGTTCTGTGGCATTCGTCCTTGGTACAAATGGAACACACCTCCTTCAAAGTGCGTTCCTATGCCGTACTGACCGTAAGTGTGCAAGTTCCATGGACCTTCATCAGGGTCTTTGAAGTAATGGGTTGGGTAGAGTGTTTTGTATTTGACCTTGTATATCTCGGCTGCATAGCTGACGTTTTCGCCCACATCGCAGTTCTCGTTCTCAGCAAAGCTGGGTCTGCCCATGTCATCCCAGATGTCTCTGTGGATGGCAAAGAATGCGGGGGCTGCATAGATGTGCGAATAAGGAGCAATGTGATTGCTCACCTGTGCAATGCCCACCATGCTTTTGTTGTGTAAGGCATAAGCAATGGCTTTGTCCACAATCTCTTTGTTCATAGGTACACAGTCAATATCCAAGAACAACTTTACTTCTGCCATGCTGGACATCATGATGTTGTCCATCCAAATGCCGTGAGGTATCTCTTGCTCTGTGTAGTTGACTTTGATACCCAGATGTTCACAGGTGGCTTTGTGTGCGTTCACAATTTTGGAATCAACACTGGGCCAGTGTAAACAGTGAATTTGAGGTTGCATCATCGGGGTATCGTCCTTGCTAGTTTGTAAATGTCAACAGAATCTTGTGTTTGAAAAATAATCTGAGAATCCTTGGGGGGCTGTTCACCAAAGTCTTTGTAATGCTGTGTCACCCTCGTTGAGTAGTTGACAGTGGGTTTGAGTGACCTGGCAATACGAGGATTGTGGTTATTGACGTGTGCCCACATATGCCTGTCACCCAGTGCACAATCAGCTTGTGACTTAAAAAGCCAATTTCTTAGCAAATGAAATGTGGGTTTTGTAAACAGGTAACAGTTGGTGTCGTTAAAGGCATACCCGTCTGATTCCTTGTCCACACACATGAAAGTCCCGTTTTCACGGAACAAGTTACGAGGACAGGTGACGATCTCAGTGCCACTCTCGTTCAACACCCCAACCATGTACTCCACATGATCAGGTTCATACCAGCAATCGGCATCTAAAAAACAAATGGCATCGTAGCCTAGACCAGATGCAACAGCTGCGCCAATGCCTCTAGGAGTGTCTCCAAAGTCTCCAGCGTTTGGTAAGCGTATGTGAGTAACTCTTGCGAATCCATCTAAGCCCTCATAAGGTTCCCCGTCCGACACCATAAAATGGTGCACTTCCTTGTAAGTTTGTTTGGCAACGCTTGCTATACACTGCCTCAACGTCTCTTCACTCTCCGTGTAGTACGGAGTCACTACTGCTACCCTCATGGTTTACCCATCCTTTCGTTATCCCAAGCTGCTATCTCACTTCTGACTTGTTTGTTCCTGGCACAGTTCAACAACTCTTGGTAGAAGATTTCTGAATACTTGGTCTTCCACTCCTGTGCCAACTTCCTTTTACTCGGCTTGCTAATGGACTGTATGGCCTTTTGCATTTCCCATTTCAGACGTAGCCGAGATTTGTATAACTGCTCTTGCGTATCCTTCTTTGTATCCATGTTCCATTGCCTCTTGATTCGTAAACTCCCTGACTGCATCTGCGACCATCAAACGAATCCACAGCTCCCTACACAGGGTTCTGAGTTCGTCTTCAGTGGACCACAGCAAATCAGTCATTCATTACTTTCATAAAGCCTAACATCGTCCTACAAGCCTCTGCCACATCTTGCATCTCTGGCACAGACTCCACATCATTCAATATGTCTTCCAGTCTCCAGGTGATGTAGTGATCAAAAACATCTACTGCCAACGAGTGGTGATCAAACTCCAACTTCATGACACCCTCCAAACGTGCAGCACATCCCCATTCGCCTTGCTCTGGAACTTGTACCCCAACCTCTTACCAGCCCTGTAGTTGGCGTTGTACACCTTCGCCCTGTACTCTATAGGCACAACAAAGCTATCCCCTACCTCCATGTCCTCGTACGGATACGCAAACACCACTCTAGGTGTTGGCATCTCTACATCTCTCTTTATCTCTAATGTCTGCATATCATCCCCTCTACATATAACCTGTACTATATAGATAAAAAAAGGGCTACGCAAGTGGTAGCCCAAAGTCTTGAAGAAAAAGGAAAAAGTAGCAACTGCAATCGCTACGGAAACATTATAGCAAAAACTTAATTTCATCTCCAACGCTACGCATTGTCGGAAAACAATAGGTTTTGGGAAAACCTATATTTTTTTTGGGGTGGGCGAGAAGTGGGGATCACTCACATCAGACCTCAAGTCCCCATCGAGTAACCGCAGCACTCTGTCGCTAGGTGTTGATCATGCAATTGGTGTCCATCTCCATAGTCTATTTGAGACAACGAGCATTATGTTAACTTTAATACATAGCTAACATGACAACACTTTCTGACCCCATTTATTGTGATCAGTCCCCATGAGCATGGGAACCCCCTATACTTTCTGACCCTATTTATCCTGTGGGCGAGAGGTGCAAACCCGTCCTTCTGACCCTAATTTCACTTGTCTACCTATTAACCTATTAGACACACACACTATAGTTAATATCTATTGGGTATATGTAATCAATAGTTAGATTGTATATATACATCGTAACCAGATAATAGACATTTCCTATTGACTCGTCAATCTTAATAGAAATATTTATTCACAAAGGTACTTGACAACTAATCTTCTGGACATATAATTTGATCTACATATGGTAAATATGTAATCCTAACTTGAAAGGCAAATATGAAATACGTTGTTTATTCTGATGATCGTTTCGGTAAATTCTCTCCTTCTGGTTTGTTCAACAGTTGGCAAGATGCCCATGATTGGAAACAGACTTGCTTAAGATGGTCTGATAACGCATGGATCGAGGCCGTAGAAACCTATGACCTCGCAAAGTATCAAGAGCTTGAGGCTAAATACGGAAACGCATGATTTCAACTGTTAGCCCTTGCATGAGGGCTTACGGGTGCAATCCGCATCATCCTAACTTTAAGAGGTTTACTATGTCCGCATTCGTTGTTACAGACAATCACATAAACGCACTTGTCCGCTATGCGTCTTTACAAGATGTCAGCGTATATCATGGGAATCCTGGAAGGGTAACCAGAGTAAAAGGCAATGAACAACAAATTGCTCAGTTGTTTTTAGATGAAAACGTCAAGAGCGTGAATTATCGCTATGACGAACAAGATGAGGCTCTCATCTGGTTTGACCATAATGCAACGGCTTTAACGGCTATTCAGGCCATCAAAGCTGCTCAATGCTTACGTTATCAATCATGTGAGCATCCAGAGTATGAAGGCAGTTTGGCGGACAAGTTGATTGACAACATTATATTTGTTGCAATTAGGAACTTAGAAGGTTACGCACAAGCCGACTGGTGCATTGAAAACAGAGTAAAGGTGGCAGCATGAAAGTCTTAATTTGCAAATGGGGTTATCCAGTTAAGGGTTCTAATAAACGCTACAAGATGACGCATAGACCCGTCATCATTGAAGATCACCCTGAAGATCAAGGCCGAATGATTGCCGAGTTTGGCAGATTAGAGGATGCACTTGAGTACATCCAATTTAAGGGTTTTGAGATCGTTTACAGTGAATGGAATGAAACGGAGACAGCAGAATGAAGACTTACACAATCACGCACGAGCAGCTCATGGACTTAACCCATGCCGTTTGCTTAGCAGAATATTTCTGTGAAGAGCATGAGGGTGATTCTGACCAAGAGCAATATCTCTCGGACTTGGAAACCTACAAGCAAGCCTCTTCAACAATTCGCACAATCATGACAAAACAATTGGAGACTGAAAAATGAAAGTAAAAGCACCCTATAACCACAATTGGACCACCAAACGCTACTCACGCACACTCAGAGAGGCTTTCCCCATGGACAATGATCTGTATATCCACCCTTCGCACGAATACGACCCTGAAGACGTTCTGGTCATGCTCTCGTGTGCATTCGCCTTCATCTTCCTGATGGCCTATCTCTTATGGAGCAGATGAACCGCTGTAAAACCCTTGGGGTTTGTCAGGTAATCGGTTGCAAGGATTGTCCCTCTAGTGCTAATATCGCACCCACGGGGATAGTCCACCAGTCCCTTGATGCGGTAGTTGCGACCAATTCAGATAAACGTAGCGAACTCGACTTGACCTTCCTGTGCACACTCGGGGGTGAGAAAATCGGGGCTTTCGAGCAAGAAAGTAGCTTAGATAAACGAGAGCAACCTCACTTTTGTGAGCTTATCAGAGTTATCCACAGGGGTTCTCTGGTGGTTTTCCCTATTCCACATAAGTTTTTAAAAAGATTTGAGGTTTACGACCTCTTAGTTACAACCTCTCACACGCCTGATCGCTGCGCTAAGGGCTACGCTCAAGGCGTGAGATCAACTCTTAAGAAGGGTTTTCTCCGAGAGGATCGGTTTGTGGTTGTAGCACTTCCTATTAACCTCTTGAAGTCTCGCTCTCGCATGAGAGTGAGTAGTGTTCGTGGTATGTCCTATAGCTGTCATTGGGCCATATCTCACCCTAAAAAAGGAGAGAAAAAGTGAACGAAAATGATATTCAAAAACTAGCTCAATACCATGGCATTGACTCACTTTATCAAACAGGAGTCATGGATTTTGCGAATGAGTTATATCAACTTGGACGCAAGCATGGAGCTGGGTTTGAGCGTGAGGAATGTGCGAAGATTGCTGAAAAAAAAGTAAGTAAAACTTGGTCATCGCCTCAATCACCTAAAGAGTGGTGGGAACTGGCTTGCCAAACGATAGCAATAGAAATACGTGAAAGGAATAAAAAAACTTGACATGATCTAATCAACTCTGTTTATAATTATCTCGTCCTAACTTTGAAAGAAACATCATGAACATCTGTATCAAATGTCAACACTGCGTGGTCATAGACCCACTCTCGCCTGAGTTCGCCCGCTGCTCTATCAACGCTGAAAGATCGGTGATCACTGGCGAATACCCCAAATTAAAAGACCTCCCTTATTGCAAAGTAGAACGCACACCAGGTTCCACTTGTGGCCCAGCTGGTGCATCTTACAAGGAAAAAATCCATGAGTGACTTCAGCCCTGAAACCCGTAATTCAGCCATCTGGTCTGGAGACTCTCGCAAGGTAGCCAACGGCAAAGCCAACGAGGTCATCCTCACCAAGCTCGGACAAATGCCCATTCCTGACCTCTCGCACATAGAGGCGGTCCAGATGGGTCACGTCATGGAACCCGTGATCGGCAGACTCGCCCAAAACAAGCTCAGAGTTGAGCTGACCAAAATCGAGGACTCCCTCACGCACAAAAAGGAACATTGGTTCAAATCACACTTCGACTTTGCGGGTAAAGAAAATGGAAAAACTATCCTTGTGGAATGCAAAAACTACAACGCAGCTGTGCGCAATAAGTTTGAGGTGGGAAATATCCCTCCTGCGGACTTGGCTCAATGTATCCACGAGGCAGCGGTCTTCGGTGTGGAGAAAGTGTATCTGGCGGTCTTATTTGGCGGTCAGGAGTTTCAACTTTTTCCTGTGGAAGTTACCGAAGAGATGAAACTTGACTTGATCAAGAAAATGGCTGAAGTTTGGGCTAGAGTGCAAACAAAAACACCCTTCCCCCCTGAAGACACGGAACAGGCCAAACTCTTGTTCCCCGTCAGTTCTGAAGACGTGAAAATGGCCTCACAAAGCGTTGAAATGGCTTGCCGTAGCCTCAGACACGTCAAAGAGCAAATAAAGTCCTTAGAGGTCCAAGAAGAGGCTTTGCAAACCCTGATTCAGGGATGGATGCAAGAGAAAGGGACTCTCACCAGTGTGGATGGTCAGGTTCTAGCCACATGGAAGTCAGCTAAAGGCGGGATGAAGTTTGATCCCAAATTGTTTCAGTCAGCCATGCCAGACATTTATGAACAGTTTGTCAGACCCATACCAGGC